GCGATGTCGATGTTTTTGCCAGCCTTGTAGAGGGCAGCAGTGCGCTTGATTTCCCGCGCCTTGGCCGCCTTGTTTTTGGCACCAGAAAGATAGGCCTTTGGCAGACCAGTTTTCTTGTCCTTTGGTGGCCGACGCTTGGATGCCATTACTTTTTCTTGCCGCCCTTCTTCTTCTTTTTCTTGGGCTTACCCATTCCGTAATGTCCAGGCATCAGTCGGTCTCCGTAGGTGCTTCCTTTTTAGCGGACTTTTTCTTGGCCGTCGCCTTGGGCTTGGCCTCATCCCCCTGGACCTTGAACTTGTACTTGCTGGGCAGTGCCATTGAACCAACAGGTAGGTACAACAAAAGATTAACGCTTACGCCGTTTTCCAGCTTCTTTGAACGCAATCGCTGCGGCCTGTGAACGGCTTTTGCCTTCACGCATCAGCCGGCGGATGTTTTCTGATATGACCTGCCTGCTGCTGCCGCGTTTAAGGGGCACCGTACTTGGACTCTAGCTCTTTCAACGTTAGTTCTGACCCATCGCTGCTGACAAACTTGGCCAAGGCTTTTTGAGGTGATTCCTTTTTCAACAGCTTGCGGAAGAGCCTTGCTTTCTTTTGGCCCCCCAATGCTTTTTCTTGGGCTGCGACAGATTGCTTGGCAATCCACTCCGGGTAATTCATGTCAGCCGGCACAAGCCCGCCTAATGCCGCACGCTTTTCCCGCTCCCTGAAATCACCCTCGGCTTCAGTTTTGGTGACAAACACAATGGTTGAACGGCAGCCGAAGTGTTGCGGTGGCTGTGGCCCCTTGCCGAACTTAAACACCTTGCCGTCAAGGGATTGGCAGATGGGTGTCGTTTGCAAATCCAAGACAGCCCGGTAACGGTACGAATCAATCACGTCTTGGTTGGCGATGTACATCTGTTGATTGACCGTGTTGACCATCTGCGTCACAGACGTGCGGATCAATGCCCTGATCTGTGAATCAGCAAGTGTCGTCAGTTCGCCGCCCTTAGCAATGGTTTGACCGATGCCTGCTGCATCGGCTAGCCGCAACTTTCCACGCAACCTTTTGACCATGTCGCGCATGTTTTCACCAGTCAGCATCCCGTTCTGGACAGTGACACGAAACTTGTCGGCAGATGCCTCAGCAAGTTGCCTGAACGCTTTGCTGAGCGTTTTGCCATTGGGCAGGACCATGGCTGAGCCCTTTCCAGCATCAAGACTCACAAGACCAGGAAACTGCCCGCGCACCTGCTGCTCAAGGCTTGGCTGCAGAACAGCAGCACTGATGTCAGTCGGGTCAGCCAACACAACAGACCGTGCAAAATCTGGAGTGATTTCAACGCTGCGGACACTCACAGCAAGGCTGGGTTTGACCACCTCTTGGATTTGCCCGGTGATGAAATCAGCCTGCAGTCGGGCCAACCCGTTGAACTCCTGCACTGCATAAACCGAGCTATCCCCTGCCCAAGTCGCAAGGCTTTCACGCACCTGGGCCAACAATGCGTTCAGCCGTGCTGCCTCCCTTGGGTTCAAAGAACCAACGTCATCAAGCTTTTGCAACGCATCAATGACGATGTCGTTGTACGCCCGCATGATGTTGAGCGCGACGTGATTGCTGTATCGGTTCAGGTCAATTGCCTGCCTGTAAAAAGCCTCAGGCTCACTCATTGGTCGTAGATGCCGAGGTACTGCGGGTCATCAATGCAAGCCACTGAAACGTCACAGCCAGCGCGTAACGCATTGCCGACAAGGTCAGAAAACTCAGCAATCACATCTTGGTCATACGTGCCTATTGCCGTTTCAGAAACGCCTGAAATTTTCCCGTGCAGGTACCAGGTGATCCTGATCACTGCATAGGTTTCATGCTCCAGTTCCTGCTTTGTGAAGAACAGCAGGCGATTGGTTGGTTCTTCACGTTTCCGCCTGTGCAGGTTATCCAGCCAACTCATCTTCAGCCTCCGGCTCTGCTTCTGGCATTGTGGCCTCTGTTTCAGGTGCAGGCTCAGGTTCAGGCTGCTGCATTTCAATCAAGCCGCCGGACTGTGTTGCGTCCAGCTCTTGTTCAACATCAAAGTCATCGCCCAGCACTTCCCCGACTGAAAGCTGTTTCAGCAGTGTTTCCTGTGTGATGGTGCCTGCTGTGTACAGCTGCAGCAATGCCTGGATCTCTTGTGGCTCAAGACGGTCGCCCAAGAAATCACGATTGACAAAGCTGCTGCCGACTTGCTGCTGCTGCATGTACTGCGCATGGAAACCCAGGCAGTTGTCAATCAGGTCTTGCATCTGTTGAGCGATGACCATCATGGTGCTGTCGCCTTGGCTGCGATCAATCCGTTTTGCCTCTGCTGTTTCAGCGCTCAACTTTTGGCCCAACACAGCAGCAAGACCCAACTCATTAATCTGGCTGGCGATTTGTTCAAGCCGTTGGAACTGTGCGCTGTAGCTGTTGCCAGATGGCTCAATGTATTGAGCAGACGCTCCTTCTGGCAGGGCCATGGCTTCTCCTGGGCCTGCGCTGATTTCTTCAGCGGACTGCGGGAACCCAAAGATTGCCAGCATCGGCACGGCGCTGATATGCAGCTGGTTATCTAAATCCGACTGGACCTGATAAGCCTTTAGGTTCAACTCAGCAATGTCTGCCAATGGTGGCCGCGACTCAAGGACACCAACGCGGTTTGAATAAGCAACAGAAAACGGAATCTCATTAAGGCTTGTCGTCCCCTCATCCACAAGGACGAAGTCCCCTTTCTTGTCTTTTTGGTGGATTTCAAAAGCCCCAGGCGTCAAGACGCGCACTTGCTGCACTTGTTTCTCGCCATACAAACCATCGGGCACGGTGATTTCTTCCATCAACCGCACCTGGGTCAGCTGCTGTTTCCCATCCTTGATTTCACTCCGCCAGCCAAGGATGTCCCTTGGTGTGTATTGCGTCCAGTAAGGCCTTCCGCTGTCCCCTGCTTTTGGAGCATCTACAAGGACGCCGACGTGCCCATACCGGATGCACTTGCGGGCAGTTTCATATGTCCAAACGTTTAGGTCATTGCCCTGCAGGTCAACGTCAAACAGCTGCTCAGTAACAACATCACTGACGTCCTCCAAGCGCACAGGCTTACGGGTCAACATGCCCGCCAACATCCGCTCCAGCCGGACGTAGTAAGGCGCAAGCGTTGAACGCATCAGCCTGTTGTCATATGACTCATCCAATTCCCTTGGCTCTTGTGGCAGATATGTTCGGTGCTTTTTGCGCACGCCATATGTGCCCTGCAGCAAGGCTTCAATCAAAAGCCAATGGGGCTCCATGTTCACGTAAGCCGTGTTCGGGCTTTCCACTGTCGTGACGTTGCCAACACGTTGGCGACCCGAAAAGCCTGAGTACACAGCTAAATCCCGCCTGATGCCTGCAGTTTAGTAAAGCCTGATTCCAGTACCACGACCAGCACGGGCGTGAAGCATGCTGAAGTCCCTGTAAACCAAATATCCAAGCGCATCATTCATGTGGTCATAACCAGCATCTTTGTCGGGGGTGCCTGTCTCCGTGTAACTCTGCAGCTCTAAACATTCAATGGTCCGCTTGCAGTTAGCAGCAACCTGAAGCCTTACTTGACCTTTCCCGTTCTCCAACAAAGCTTGAACAGAAGCCACCCGATCACGGATGGGAGGGTTGGCCTTTGGCGATTGATTGCTAAACCCGTAGGACTCCAAGATCTGAATGTCCGTTCGTGAGGCATTCGTGCTTCTGTTGCCGCCTGATGCGTCAGGGTACATATAAACCTGACGTCCATCAGCGCGTCGTTGTATCTCTTGGGCCATGGCGTCGGTGTCATGTGCGCCGCTGATTTCGTCAATCAGTAGAAGGTTTTCGCCAAGACGAACACCAATGACCGCTGACATGTTGCCGACGTTGAAGTCAACACCCACCCGGAGTGGTTCCCTGCTGACGTCTGGTATCTGTGTCGTTACGTGTTTGCTGCGGTCAAACCGGTCATAAACTTGGCCGGTTGTGAGGTTGCAGAACTGGCCTTCTAAGTAAGCCTGCAACAGGCTTGGGTCGTAGTTGGCCTGCAGCCTTTCAATGAAGTCTTGGGGCAGATATGGATTGTCTGCCGAGCGCATCCTAATCAGCTTTCTGTCTTCACGCTGTTGGGCTTCTTCTGAGCCAAAGGTGGACCACATCCAACGAAAGCCTTCTGGTGTCGATGCAGCGCCAAACTGCCGGACATTGCCAGCCCTAAGGCGGCCAAGGATTTTTGGGAATGCTTTGGCGGCAATGGCAGGCGTGACCGTATCAATCTCATCAGCCAACACCCAGGCAAGGTTCAGGCCAATAATTCGTGACCAGTTCTCAAAACTGCGACAGAGAATCTTGGTGTCACCGCCAGGCAGGTGCAGCACGTACTCAGGTAGCGGGGATGCCCTGAAGGTGTATGGAATGTCATAAGACTCCAGGAAGGTTTCAAAGTCGTTCTGCCAAATGTCCCGGACAAGCGGACCAGTGGGCTCCATGACGCAACCGATGAACCCTTGATTGGCAAAGGCAAGGGTCACGCTCTTGGCCGCTAAGGCTCTTGTCTTGCCTGCTCCATACCCTGCAGACAGGCCAATGATTTCTGTTGTCTGGTCATCTACAAAGGCACGCTGACCAGGGTGCAGGTCATCCCTTATGCGCTGAGCCAGAAGCTCCACATCTACCTGCGTGTTCCCTTCACCAAGCTTTTGAAGGACGTTGCCTGGCGGGATGGCAGACAGAACACCCATTAGTCGTAGATCCGTGCAAGCTTGGCCGCCGTATTAATGCAGCCCAAAGCGGCCTGAAGGTTTGACTGCTCCATAGCCTTTTTCTGGATCACCGAAAGCTGTGACAACAGAACAGCGGTAAAAGCTTGACGATCCAAGTTGTAATCCTCTTGCAACTCTTCACGGGCTTCAGCAATGTATTCATCAACCCTGCGCTTACCTAGCCCCCATTCCTGAGCGCCGTATTGCACCAAATCTTGACGCGTGGCGCCGTTAGCCAGCATCCGCGTAACCCTGGCTAAGCGGAACTGCTTTTCTACTGCTGTACAGCGTTTCTGTCCCATGGGCTCAGCCTAGTGCTGCAAATGAATCCAAGGCGTACCAGACGTGTGAGTTGCGATACCCGCCTTGATGGGTAGGGATGATAGGCGTCACCCCATGGCGGTTCCGCCAAGCGGGATAAACCAGGAGTGAGTTATTGGTTTGGTCAAACGTGGCATCAAAGTCTGGGACATGCAAGTTGCCCCCCTTGCTGTTCTGACGCTTAGTGATGATGACGTTGATCGCTCCCTTGATGTTGGCGTTGTCCTGATGGATAGGTGCCGCGATGTTGCAGTTGCTGATGGTGGAAGAGAAATGAGTTGAGAACCGCCACTTGTTTGGTAGCCGTTCATCAACCCGTTTCAGGTGGTGTCGGTGCACTTCCGGGACGTAGTGATTCACTAGGCCCATGGCCAATCGCCCTGCTTTGAGCATGGCCTTACAAAAGACCACAGCCTTTGGGTCAATGTGCAACGGCGAAGAGCGTGCGTAAGGCAAACGAAGATGCGGCTTGGGTGCCATGCTCCCCAGCATCGCTGAGTACTGCTTAAGGCGTACCCTTTCAAGCTTGCCGTTTGGAAGCTCGTAAGCGGTGATCCGTTCCATTACAGATTTCTTGACCCGTTTGCTCCGTAGCTCTTGGTCAGCAATCGTCACAAGGTTGATCAGGTCTTTGGGTAGCTCTTTGAGGAACAGGCCAACCTGGTCGCCATTTGGGTCCAGCAGCACACAAGACTCTGTGACGTTTGGCTCAAGGTCTGGGCAAGTGTCCCCAATCTGCAGACCACTGCCTTTCGGTTTAAGGCGAACAGCTGGAAGGCTAGAAATCATCTGATTGGACGGTGTAGCGATTTTGCGTAGGCTTTGTAATCCAGGCGGCAATCAACCCGTTCGCCTTTTTTGATGAGCTTGGAATAATCCTTCCATTCGTTGTGGAGCATCACAGAAAAGTGATGATCGCGTTTGGCCTGGTAGAGCGGTTGTAGGCCGCCAGCATTGGACCCCACGTTTGGGCAGTTGAACCAAAAGTTCTGATCCATGAGGATCCCTTTGCCGTGCTGGATGCAACGCATGTAGAAATCACGGTCAGCTTTCACGGCAAACTTTTCCTGGAACTCCCACCAAATACCTGGAAGGTGCAGGAGGGTACAAACGTCGGGCGGCTTTGCGTTGACTCGTATCCTTGTTTTTTGCTTGCTGGAGGCCCAAGCGTATTGACGATAGTTGATGCCAGAAGCGGGAAAGTTCCAGCCGTGCGTCCGTTCCCAGAACTCAACTAAAACACTGGCGTCTGTCGCGATGCACTTGCCAGCCTTGGCATAGCCAAAAGCATTGACGTCATCGTCCAGCATCCAGAGCCATTCATGGCCCTGCGCCTTGCCCCAGCGAAGAATGTAGTTGCGAACGTAGCCGATGCCCTGGTCATTTTTTGGGATGACATGCAGATTTGGTATCCCGTGCTGGCGATACAAGGCTTCGTCTTGTGGCTCAACAAAATGGGCAAAGGGGATGTTCTGCTGCTCTAGAAGCTTGTAAGTGGTTGCCTTAGGCCTGGCCTTGGAAGCAATAGCAGCAAACATCAGTTGACCGTGCTGTCTTTGATTGCGTTGATAAGCAACATCCCGACGTACTTGCCATCCTTGCGGGCTTGTGAAACAAGAGCCTGGGCTTCTTCGTAGTCTTCAGCTTCAAAGTCAATCTGGATGGCCTTGCGGACGCCTGCGGCGTACTCCGAAAGGTCGTCATCATCAAGGTCGTCCAAAGCCGACAGGTCAATATCCTCACCAAAGGTGGGCAGGTCATCACCCCAGCCAAGCAAGGTGAGGTCGTAGCCAGCATCGCCCAGGGCTTGTAGTTCGGCCTGCAGAACGTCGTCATCCCAAGTGCTGTTAAGTGCCAGCTGGTTATCAGCAATCACATAAGCCCGACGCTGTTCTGGTGAAAGGTGCCCAAGCGTGATGGTCGGAACTTGGGTCATACCCATCAGTTCTGCTGCCATCAAGCGGCCATGACCTGCAATCACATTGCAGTCATCGTCAATCAAGATTGGGTTGGTAAAGCCAAACTCTTTAATTGATCGGACAAGGCGGTCAAGCTGCGCTTCTGAATGTTGCCGTGGATTGTTTTCGTATGGCTTAAGAACTTCTGTTTCGCGTTGGACGATTTTGTCTGATGCGATTGTCACTGCCAGTTTTCTGGATTTGCCTTCCAGAGTAGCCGTAGTTGACGAAGCTTTGGTTCAACCAAGTGGTGTGAACTTACGGTGCCGCTGATGTTGCCGATAGTTATCTGAACGCAACCGTCGTTCAGGTTGCGGATCTTGGGATTTGGCATAGGCATCTCTGAGGCGCTGCTCATAGTCCAAGAAGGCTTGAAGGTTGTTCAGATGTTGCTGTGTAGCCAGGTGTTCGTCCATTTTTGAAGTCGGGGGATAGATCGCCACACACAGGCGCCCTGCCTTTCCCTGATGCACCCAGGGTCTTGTATAGCTTTCAGCCTGTGGGGACAGGCATCAGGCTCCCCGACTGGTGATCATTCGTACTCCTCAACGGTGTACGAAAAGCCGCAGTCCTTGGCGTCTTGCACCAGCTGGTCACACTCATGGCGTGTGTAGGCCCATTCAGTCCACTCAAGCTTGCCGTCAAGCGAAGCTTCAACGTAGTAGCGGGATTCTGGTTCCATGGCTTGAAGCTTCAGAAGGTTGGTGGCTTCAAGCTCATCTTGGTGCTTTTGGAAGGACTCGAAAAGGCTGAGCATGTAGTTGTGATGGTCCATGGTGTGTTTACCTCTCGGTGTGGTGTGTGAATCAGATGGCGTTAGCGGCAAACCAGAAAGCAACTTCACCAGCCAGGTCGTCTTCGTTGGTAATGCCTTGAGCGATAAAGGCTTTGGCTTGCTGCTTGATTTTGTACTGCTGAATGGCGGTTAGTTCACCAC